GTCAAAATTTTCATCAGAATTTACAACAGAAACAGAGTTTAATCCTCCATAATAAATTTTTTGTTTTGATTTATAATTTAATATTTCTACTCCATTGACCAACATTCCAGTGTATCCTGGTTTAGTATGATAAACTCCAGGGAGATTTGATGGCACATCAAATCTCCTAAAAAGTTTTTGATGCATCAAGTCTTTGTTTTCAAAATCCTTTTTTTGAATATAATTATTAGATACCGTAGTTATTCCAGAAAGTCTCAAAAACTTTGATAATGTTGGATTATTTAAAGAATAATATATGTCTTGTATACTATTAGATATCTTTAAGTTATTTTCATCAATTCTATATACATAGTATTCTCCTTCATCAAAAAGTTTTGTACCTTCTTCAATGGTCTCTACATATTCATATGATTCATTATAACTAAATTTACTTATTTTTTCAGGCTCATAGTAAATTTTGTCGCCAGTATAAAATCCATGTTTAGGAACTTCAATCGTTTCTCCCGCAGCAAAAGTTCCAGATAAATTTATTTTATAATTTGGAATTGTAATATTTCTTGAGGGTATTGATGAGGAAGCAAATAAATAAGAATTTGATTTTATATCTTTATATGCACTTTGAACATTAACAGGAGAATTCTCTATTGTAGAAAATTTTGAATCTTGAGATTTGCCTTTTTTTAGTACTCTTCTTAATTTATAAATTGCATTGATATCTAATTCAGTAGAGGTTAAAATATTAAGAGAAGTGTCACTCGTTAATTCAAGAATATCAGCACTAATAGTGCTTCCAGATGTTGAGACAACTTCAAGTTTATCTAATAAATTTAAATATTGTTTATTATTTAATTGAATAAAATAACTATTATCAGATGTATCTAATTTGGAAATACTTTTTATTGTATATGTGGATTTATTATTATAAATCCATGTTGAAGATTTAAAATCATCATCATAAATTCCTAAGGACTTTATCCTCGCAACATCACCACTTTGATAATAACGATTATCAACTAAAATATCAAAATCAGATAAAACATTTGTAATAGCTACAATAATTGTTTCATCACCATTTTCAGCATATGCATAAGAATTTGAATCTATAACTTCTGATATTGAATTAATCTGTCCAGATATGAAATCACAACCCAAAAATTGAGTTAAATTCTTTGAATCATATGATATTGTTCCGGTAGATCCATTATCATAAGTTACATATAAATTTCCAGTCTGAGCAAACCCGACAGTTGATTCTACATCAAGGACTGATGATCCAACAGATACTTGCTCTAATACTCTAGTTTTTGGTGTAGACTTAAAGTCACCATACACAGTTCCCTTAACTCTTGCATCTCTATCATATCCAGAATCAATATCCAATCGATAATAAGATTTACCTACACCAACACTCTCAACATATGCAATCGGAGCATATGATTTTGAAGGATAATCTTGATATAGCGTTAGATTTTCAAGTCTACTGGGATCTCCACTAATAGATTCTACAATAATACCTTTTACCGCAAGATAATTTGAATCTGATGGTTTTAATATATAATCAGATGGTCTTATAACCTTTACATCTTCTCCATATAAAGCTCTAAAAATTATTTCAAAAGATCTTTCAGTTCCTTTTGATGCATAAAAATCTTTAAAATTCTTTATTAAATTATTTTCATTAATGCCATCAATAAAATCTCTATCTTCAAATCCAGGAACAATTTGTTTCTTTGTTTTTAATAAAAATTCCTTCAAAAACAAAATACTTAAATTTTGAACCTCAGATCCTTTAGAGTGTATATCTGCTAAAGTTGTTTTAAAATTAACTTCTTCAAATTTATAATCATTTTCTAAAGAAGTTATTCCACTAAACCCACGAATACATCCAGTAAAACTATAATCAGTTTTTCCCGTATATGTGATAATCTCATCATTTATCTTCAATAATCCATAAGAATCTGGAAATCCGTGAGTTCCTAAAGGAGAGATAAAAGAATCAATTTCAATAGTATTTTGATCTGACAATACTGTGTTTTTTAAAATAACAGTTTCATTTAAGTCACTAGAATTATCGATATCAATATATCGATTTATATTATTGACCAAATCAACTGGAGCACCTTGATATTCTTGAGACCTGTAATATTGTTTTAAAAACTCAGATACCAATGGATAGTCACTTCTAACATATTCTGGAAGTTGATTTTGTACTATTGTAGATAACTTGACTCTTGTGTCTGTCATTTTAATATTAGTTTATTAATACCCGTATGAACCGCCGCCACCACCTCCGGATGGTGATGGACTTGGTGATGGACTTGATGCTGATGAACTAGATGATGTGGAATAAGTTGATGTTGGTGTTGGTGTTGATTGTGAGGTAGTATATGTTGGGGAAACTCTAGTAGGAGTAGCAGATCTTGATAAAGTTCTCTCTGTAATATCTAGTTCATCAGTACGACCTCCAGTTCTGACAAGTGCCCCATTTGGATAACTAGATGCTGATATATAATTTGATCCGGAAGAATCTAAACCAGATTCTATTGAATCAACAACCATCTCAAAAATACTATTGGTCGTATCTAATTGTAAATAAAGATCTTGAAGACCTATAACATCATTTGATTTTGGATTTGCTGATATTTCAATAGTTGGTTGGCCATTAACTAGTTTTGCTGAAGTAATATTAATCGGATTTAATGTTATAATTCCACTATTATAATTAATAAATCCAACATTTCTCCTTAAGATTGTTGGAGATGTTGAATTTATATTTGGAACGGTAAATAAAAATAATGTACCACTTCTTCTATCAACATTTGGCAAATCTCCCAAATAAACATCTGCATCCAAATTTACAATTCTAAATGCAGATGATTTTATATTATATCCATCAAGTTTATTCACTTGAAACCCATTACCAAATCCAATTGAGTATTCTGCAAAACTATTTAATACAACTCTTAAATCTCGTCTCATACTAATTGTTGTAATATTAGATGTTATCGATTCATGAGTATCATCAATAATTTTTAAAAACTTACTGTATTTGAATCTAGCACCATACTTATTTAATTCAGTAGAATTTGCGTATTTTTCTATATTATCCAGAACTTTATTGGAGACGAATTGTGATGATGGAGTAAAATTTGAGTTATAATATACTTTTGATTGAACTTCAAGAAACAAATATTTCAAGTCTAAAATTTCTGGCAAAACGCCAACTACGCTATAACTTTTTAATTTATCTTTAATATTTTCTTTAATCAAATTTGGTAGAAAATCTCCAAATTTTGGTTTAATACTTACAAAAACTTTTCCATATTGGGGAGGAATCAACTCTTCTCCACCAAAGACAGAAATAGATTCTGCTTCTGGATATATCGTTGTTGGTATCAAAGTTTCATAATCGCTCGCAGTAACAGCTCTATTCTGTGTAGAATATACTCTAGGAGCAAATTTTTTAATTGATTCAACACTTTCAATCTCATCCCCACCAGATGAAGAAAGTCCAGTTGACAATAATGAAACACCATCGGTTAATCTATATTCAATACCATTTCTAGAATAAGAAAGAACTCCAGAAAAATTAAAATTTGCGATTCCGTTTGCCTGACTTCCGCTAGATCTTATATAATTAATCGTAACATAGTTTCCATCTTCTAATTTTTTGCCAAAATTGTCATCACCGAAGAATACTTCATATCTTTCATCTGAAATTTCTTGCAAAAAATAAACTCTTGAATCTGGTCTAACGTCAAATAAATTATTTTGTTGAGTAAATCTTGTAGAAACCGTAGATGATTCAACATCTCTTACAAAAACCGTCATTAATTCGGTATCAATACCAGAATTATCTAAAATAAACTTTTGATAAGGTTGTCTTGAGTTATATGTAAAATTTTGGGAGACCAAAACACCTTCATAAATTGGAATATCTGTAAAAATAGCAAGTCCACCACTGACTTGTACAGTAATATCTTCAGGAATTGAAAAAACATGCGATTGTCCGGCAAAACTTCCGGAAGAAACTGCAACAATTCCTTTTTTTAGTGTTAAAGAAAGAGGTACTGGAGTGTAATTTCCAGTATCAACGAAAAAACTTACGGTAGCTCTTGCGGATTTTCTTGATTTTGGCAAATATCCGGTCAATTTTGCAATAGAGACCACATTTTCTCTTAAAGTTGCGCTATCAAGAAAGACTTCATTCGCAATCATGTTTGCATTATATGAAGTCGTGTATGTATTATATGCTAATACGTCAATAATTGTTGACATATTGGACCCTTCAAAATCATAATCAGTGAAATTAGAGTTTGATTTTAAATAATCTTTGATTGTTTGTTTGATTTGATTAAAATCAAGATTTGAAAAGTTAGCTAATGACATCTTTTTATCTGGTTGGTAGCAAGATAAACTCTAATTGTTGTGGTGGAACATCAATACCTATAATTTGATAGATAATTTTAACATTAAATGCATTCTCATCATATTTTGGCTCTACAATTGAACTTATATATCTCACTCTTGGTTCAAAATTATTAATAGAAAATCTTATTTCATCTTTTATTTCATCTGCTGTTGTTTCATCAAGTAGTTCAAATAAAGAATCTGTTATTTTTGTTCCAAATTCCGGATTAAATAATTTTTCTCCGGGTCTTGTTGTAATAATATTTCTAACTGAACGCGCAATCGCATTTGCATCTCTTAATGCAATCAAATCAAAGGTTAATGGATTTGATTGAAAAGACATGCTAATATCTTTAAATTTTTGACTGACACGTTCTAATGGCACTCTTATTGAGACATATCGTTATGTTTTATTTATTAGGTATCTTTTGATTTATTATCTTCTCTTTCTTTTGCAGTTTTCCAAAAGTAATCTTCTTCATGACCCAAACCATCACGATCAAAACCATTCTCAACTTGATAATACTCCGTTGATACTTTAAAATCAGGTGTTTTTGGATTTTTAGGTGTTAGGCTGTTATCATATATTCTTAATCGATTGTTTGGATATAATGCATACTGTCCATTATCCAATTCAATTAAATTATGTGATTTGTGCTCAGATGGATTCTCACTTGTTGCATAATCAACTACATCAGGGTCTTGATGATAATTGTCTATAGTACACACGTAGGTGCCTCTCTGTGCCCCGTAATCGCGTGTATAGCACTCATAGTCCATTGAACCGATAAATTGCTTTGTAACCGTTACTACACCATAATCCATACAATTCCAGAACTGTAGATTATTCAATGGCATATCAGGTTCTGGTTTCTTTGGTTCACTTACAAATGCACTAATTGGTAACTTATCATACATTGCTGCATATTCTGGTAAATAAGTCTCAAAATAAAA